GCACAACAGCAGGAGGAGCTAAGTCAGTTTCGTTTAGCTCGTTAACTTCTATCTTGCTGGGAGCTTCTACACGTTGCTGCAATAAAGCAGAAGCAGCTCCACTCATGGAACCGCCAGTTAATCCGCCTGCCACTGCTGCGTTAAGGAATTGTGAACGAGCTTCCTCTGCTGTAGCAGTTCCATCTACACCTAATTCTAGAGCGGTCTGGAAAGTTTCTGTGCCTGCTTCACCTACAGACCCTACAGCTCCGCCTTTACCAAATCTAGCTACTCTCCCACCTGTATATCCACCTGTCTTTATTCTAGCCACACCTGTTAATGCCGCAGGTACAGCCGCTTCCGCCAAACCATAAAGAGGAGATAAAGCTAAAGATGTAAGCGGGTCGTACTCACCATCGGCTCCCGAAGATTTATAGAGTGATCCAAAACCTAAGCCAGAACCTACCATAGTAGATTTAGTAAGCGCTTTACCCTGCGCAAGTGCTTGCCTACGTGCCTCACGAGAAGCACCAGCTTTTAACCCACCACCACCTAAAGCCCTAGGAGCCAAAGTAGCTAGGCGAGTAAGTCCAGCAGCAGTGCCTGCCTGCCCTAAGCCGGGTAGCGCTTGTGCGCCCATAACAGTAGCCATAATAGGAACCTGCTTACCTATCTGGTACTGCGCGTAATCAATATAGTCACCGACACCTTCTAAGTCTTCGACACGATCAAGTCCGGGTTTACCTGCAAGATACGATTCATAACCTTGCCTGTCAGCAGAACCCCGCAAACTTCCAGCAATACTATCAGCACCTACTAAATCAGCGGTACCCGCAAGAGCAGAAGTACCTAACATCTGTACGACATCAACACCAGAAGCTACACCAGCAGAAAAATCACCGCTATCTCTACCAGTGCTATAACCAAGCAGCTCTGCAACGTCTTGCGGATTCATACCCGATTGTTGGCTGTACTCTACAAGTAGCTGAGCGTCCGAAGCGTCTTTAAACTCTTCAGGGGCTTGGTCTCGCAAATCTTGGAGGCTATAAATTCCCATCTACAAATTCCTGTTAGGTGTACCTAGAAGATAAGTTTACAGTGAAGACCCACTCATATCTAAGGCGTTACCAAGCCCTATATTTCTACCCCGAATGAGTATATCTAATTGAGCCTGTATAGCCGGAGAAGAGTTAGCGTAAGCCATGTCTATGTCTTGTGGAGAATCACCATACAAATCCATTATCTGGTTAGCATCTTTAGCAGGTTGTGCAGCGGCAGAAGCAGCTTCTCCCCTGCGCTGGATTGCGCTATTTACCCCTCCAAGAACTTGATCCTGCGGACTTGATAGCCCCCCGCCATCCATAGGAACATAAGCACTTTGGGCACCCCAATCAGCTAGCTCTGAAGCCATACCAAGTTCTTTCTTTAGAGTCATACGCTGTGCTTGCATGCCGTCACTTAGATAATGCGGGTTTTCAGTTAAAAATTTATTAAACGCGGTAGTTTTGGCTTTCGCACTGGTAGCAGAGATTATAGCCCTAGCAGCTTTTTGCTTGGCTTTTTGCTGCTGCTCAACTAGGAAGAACGGGTCATCAGCAATGTTTGACATTTCCTGTGTCGCATAGGATTTTATAGCATCAACACTACCAAAAACTTCAGATACGTTTTGTCCGTCCTGCACAAACGCGTAGCCTTTCGGATTGTTATCTTCGTCAAATATAGTTTGCAGTTTTGTATCAAGCCCATCGTTTAAATCAGGGTCAAACACATCCGCTAAAGTTTTATTTGCTACTTCAAACATAGACTCTTCGTTTTCAAACTCTTGATTAACAAACAGTTCTATAGGCTTTACAGCTTTCTTAATCATACTGCCTGCTGCTTGAGCATTTAAGCCATTATCTTGGTAATATTTATTTGTGGCAGCACCTAAAGCAGCGTCTAGTTGTACGCCGTCTTCTTCTGGGTATTTTTCTCGTAAAGCAGTTTGAATTTGATCTAGCGACCCACCAGTGCCTATTATTCTGTTATATTCACTTTCGCCAAAAGAGGTAGCTTGATCTAACGCTCTATCTGTTTTACTAACTTCTACTTGCTCATTCAGCTCAGAAATTTTGGCACCGTAGTAGTCACCCACGTCTTCCGCTTGTTTTCGGCTTACTTTTATTTGGTCATCAAATTCTTTTTTGTTACTTAACCGCAGAGTTTTTTGCTCAGCAAGCGTTTGATCAAACTCACTCTTATTTGCCGCTGTGGTAGTCTCAAACTGTGTTTTCTGTTCAAGTGCAGCTTCATCGAACCGTCGCGTATTTTCTTCGACTGCTCGAAGGCTAGTAACTTGATCCTCATACCGCATAGAACCTTCAAGATCATTGTTTTCAGTGTATAGCCCACGTCGCTTCTCCGCCATTTCTAGTGGGGTGTACGCTGCTCCGGGAGATTGTACAGGGCTAGAATTAGCTTCTGGAGCAAGGGTATTTGTACCTAAACCCCCAGATTGCTCGGTGTTTGCTATGCTAATCTTACTTGGATCATTTTCCGCTGCATACTTTACGCGCAAAGCCTGATTCGCGTCTAAGTCAGTAAGACCTTTAGCAATAGATGCATCACGTTCTTTTTTCTCTTTAGCATCACGATTAGCTAATGCCTGCGCTGCCATTGCGGTGCCTGCCGCCATTCCTGCTGCCCAACCCATTATGCCACCTCCACTTCTTTCATCGCCATGCCAAGCATGCCGTAGTTAACTGCGTAGAACCCTTCTTCGTCAAGTACGACGGCTTCAGGCATAAAGTTAAGAACTTCTTGCGCCATAACACCTTCATACAACGTGCTATCTGGATCAGAAATATAGCTGAAGTGGTATAAGTTAAGTCCTGTGTAAGCATCCTTACCAATTTCTTCAACATTTTCTTTGAGCCGCATATCAGACCCTGTGTATAGGCCAACGCCAGCTCCAAGCATGGAACCAAACATCTCACCCTGAGCATTCACAGAGTTGTTGTATACGCTAGCTTGTGTATTTGCCATGCTGCCATAAGTAGAACCAGCGCCTGCAAGACCTGCCTGAAAATTGTTGCCTGCTGATTGCGCTACGCCACTGGCTTGTGAACCAGCGTTAGAAGCGTTGGCGTATGCCGCTGAAGAAGCTCCCGCTAAACCACGGCCAAGACCTGCTGCGTCTAACCTGCGAGCATAGCCCACTTGTTGAGCTTGGTTTCTAGCACCTGTCATACTAGCCGCACGTCGTGCAGAATCTTGTAACCGGGCTTGTACACCGCTGCCGCGAGCAGCACCGGAATTAGGATTAACACCGCGAGCAGACATTGCTCTGTTCGATGCCTCCCTTGCTAAGCCAGAAGCTTGGGCGTCTGAAGCAGCAGCTTGCGAAGCTTGCTGTTCTCTGTATTCTTCAGTGTTAAAATTCTGGGCATCCGCGACTAATCCTTCTTCAACAGGTCTAAAAGTTTCCTGCTGGTAGTCGTAGTAATCTTTGGCTTGATTCATCTGCTGCTGCTGCGCTTGCATCTGCTGCTGAGAGATAGCTTCAACGATGGGCTTCATATCATTGTATTGCTGCCTAGAAAACTGGAGCTGTTGATTAGCTACTTGTTGCATGCCTGAATAGTCAGGAGCCTTCGCACTTTTACCGCCCATTCTTTAAACCTCCAATAACCAGCGACAATTCGATGGCCATAATACTAGTATCATCATATCTGCGTCAGGAGCTGCATCTTTCATTATAAACTCCTCAACGAAACCCAAATGCTTGTTAAACTCTATGGTGGTAGGCTCGTTCGTGGGAACCATGCCCGTTAACCTTTTTAACTTACATACGTTAAAAGCATAGTCGCTAACTGCCCGGAACAACGGTATTATCATACGGTTGGGCTTTGTTATGGCTATATGTGCTGTAGCATTAGTGAGATTGTAATTGTTTATTACCACGCCAGCAATTATTTCGCTGTTATGTTCCACACCTAATGCATAAAATTCGCCCCAACTGCCCTCGTGACCTACTTGTTCTGCTACCCAGCTACTAAACCGTTCTTTCTCTGTGTAAATTAACTTGCCATGCTGTGTGTCCATGTGCTAATTATGCCTTAATTGGGGGCCGTAGGCCACACTATATCTGCCACGTCTGTTACAATAGTAGTTGGTATTTCCCTTAAAGCAGCTCTATAAGTTACCCACTCTGCTCTTTTATCATCTGTAACAGGCGCGTCTACAAGTTGTGTCCAGTCGCAAAGACTCAATCTTCCATTACGTTCAGCCCTTACAACTTCCATTGCGTGTCGCTTTACATTATCTTTTACAACCTCACTTTCTACCCAAGCTCCTGAAATCCACACATGCCACTTAGTAGGGGCTGTTTCTCTGACTACCCAATCTGAGCCGTCGTAAAAAGATGTACCAACCTCTAACGGTGAGTTTCTTTCAAGCCACCGGAAGCCATCAATAACTGCTCCGTGTGCTGGGTCTGCCTCTGGCGTTCTATATTGAATTAGTATACTGCCATGTTCATCTACTTTTATTTTGTACATTCTATGCTCCTTCTCCAAACTCTGCTACTGCGTAGGGAAACTTTGATGCGTAGGTAGCAAAAGCTACGAAGGTTGTGTATGTTCCGCCGTAAGGGATACCAGTTGTTTCCGCAGCTCTCCAATTAACTGATATGTTATGATTGCTGTTCCATTTATATACTGCTTTCCACCATCTGTAAGGGGAGGACTGCATATTAGATTTATATAATTCTGTTGGGCCCATTCTACACCAGCGTTTAGTAGTTGATGAGTTAAGGCTACCTAATGAAAAAGTAGCAGTGGTACCCGGAGTACCCCCTGCGTAACCTTTAACAAGCATAATTTGAGCAGGTCGCGTAGAACTATCATAAGTGAGAAAAGGCCCCGCTGTATGCACAGGAGTATATTTTTGATCATGCGATGTAAAACATCGAACGCCATAAGTTTGAGCGCCGCCAAGTTGACGAGAAGCATTCGAAATCGACCCCCATTCTTCAGCGCTGTTAGCTATTATTACCTCAAAAGTATTATTACCCCCTGTGTAATCTATGATCCATATTTTTCTGTTGAGAGTCCGCAGTGCAAATTCTCCCACGTAGGAAGATGATAAAGGACGTGCGTAAACAACAGGTTTTGCCGCATAAGTAGTTAGTTTTTTAAAATTACGAGTACCTGTAGAAGTACGCAAACTACTAACATTTATAGACATTGTAACAACGCGGTAAGCGTTCGCGTAGTGAGATACCTGCGATCCATCTCCTGTTACACCATAAACACCTGAACTTGCGCTGTTCATTGTTGATGAATTAACCAAACCAGTATTATTAGCTGCTGTAACAAGCCCATTGGTGTACATGTACTGAAATAGTTTATCGCCAACTGCGGGGCCGGATGTAGACATAAACATCGCAAAAAATGTGTTGTAAATAGTTGTAACTCTTACAGCCATCTCATATACAGTGCTGTAACCCGAAGAAGATATAACTATTGACTGGTAGTTAATTCCACTCCCCAAATAATCATTAACATCATCACCAAAACAATAATCAGGAATATCTACTAAGCCTGTATTTGAAGGTATATTATCTAAGTCTGTACCAGTAATAGTAAAATTGGCAGAACCTAACTCAACGTAGTCGTTAGTATTAAATACTGTTTCACCTGCGCTGTTAAAAACCTCCATCCCATAACTCATATAGTTTTACCTATAACAAATATGTCAAAGGTCTCTTCGACTACGTCAAAAGCGGTACAGGCGCGGTTCCCACCAAAAAAACTGTAACAAGCTCCGCCTCCACTAAATCGCATTACGCCATTGGAAACATAACTCCTGCCAAAACTATTACCGGGCCCTCCTGCTGTAAATAAATTCCATTCTCCAGCGTTTGTTTGTGCAATTATATAGTTGTCTTCTAAATCAGCTTGGCTAGTAAGACCGGGCAAATTATAATCAAAAGTAGTAGCCCCGAAACTAGCATTTTTGTACAAAGTAACAGTAATGGTGTCTATTTTTATAAGTGTTTGGACAGCAGTAGACGTATCAATAATAATATTGCCTGCGTCATCTTGCTGCTGAAATCCATAAGCCATTACGCGAGGTTTCCAATCTTAACTCGTGGGTTATTTGACGCATCAAACACAGTTATTACGCTGTCAGTTATTACCGTCCTAACTCCAGTAGTTGCACTAGCTACGTTAAGCGACCCAGAAAAAGTTCCTGTAGTGCCAGTAATAGTTGAGCCACTAAGATTCCCAGTAAATGTACCTGTTGTTGCATGTACCTCACCCCTAACGACCACGTTACTAAACTCAGCTGTGCCTGTCGCTGGTATGTTAAATCCTTGGGAACCAGCTACGTAGTTTGTAGATCGTATATAGGCACCAGTGGACATGGTACCTGCTGTAAGTTTAGTTACGTTTAGAGTTGATATCTTCGCGTCATCAATAGTAGCGTTGGCAATAAAGGCGTTTGTTATGGAGCCGTTCTTAATGAATGCAGTATCAATGTATACACCTGCGGGTACAGCTACTCCGTTTAAGGTAGTGGCGGCGACTACGGCGAAAGGAACAGTAGCCGCTGTAGTATCTGAACCACCGCGCATTATTGCGAAACGGTCTGCGTTAACAATAAACTCGCTTGTTATATTACCTGCGGCGTTAGTTGTACTCGCCAAACCAAACCCTGCAACCGCTCCGTTGACATCAACTTTAACTGCGTAGGATGCACTGAGGCCATCAACTATGTCTGACTCTGTTGAAATAGATGCCGTATTCTCACCAACAGTAACAGATAATACACTAAGGGCATTTGCTGTGGCTGTAACCCCTGTGGCCGCATCATTAACAGTTAACTCGACCGTATCTAAAGCATTTGCTGTTGCAGCCACACCTGTGGTAGCGTTGTTTACAGTTACCTCAAGCGCGTCTATCTGGTTAGCTGAAGCAGTTACTCCAGTAGAAGTATTCTCTACTAAGACCTTAACAGCACTAAGAGAGGCAGCTGTTGCTGCCACACCTGTAGTTGCGTCATTAACTGTAGACTCTAGTACGCCAATTTTGCTAGCGCTGGATGTTACGCCTGTAGTGGCGTGATTAACTAGTATTTCAACAGCATCCAAAGCACCTGACGTAGCCGCCATACCTGTAGTTGCATCATTAACTGTAGACTCTAGTGCGCCAATTTTGTTGGCTGAAGAAGTTACGCCTGTAGTGGCGTGATTAACCAGTGTCTCAACAGTTTCTAAAGCACCTGCCGTAGCGCCAACACCTGTAGTCGCATCGTTAACGGTGTTCTCTAACGCCGAAACTTTTGCTGACTCTGAAGTTATAGTACCTTCCGCAGTAGAAACGCGAGTAGTTAGAGCCCCAACCGCTGAGGAAGTTGCACCTACACCTGTAGTTGCGTTATTAACTGTGTTCTCAAGAACTGTAGTTTTGGCTGACTCTGTAACTAAGGTACCTTCCGCAGTAGAAACGCGAGTAGTTAGTGACCCAACCGCTGAGGAAGTAGCGCCGACACCTGTAGTTGCATCATCAACAGTGTTTTCTAGAGCAGTTATATCGACAGATTGCGCAGTTATGGTACCTTCCGCAGTAGAAACGCGAGTAGTTAGCGACCCAAGAGCAGATGAAGTAGCGCCGACACCTGTAGTTGCGTCATCAACTGTGTTTTCTAGCGCAGTTATATCTGACGATTGCGAAGTTATGGAACCTTCTGCGGTAGTAACGCGAGTAGTTAGGGCTCCAACCGCTGAGGAAGTAGCGCCTACACCTGTAGTTGCGTCATCAACAGTGTTTTCTAGGGCTGTAGTTTTAGCCGACTCCGAAACTATAGTTCCTTCAGCCGCTGTAACGCGGGTAGTTAAGCCACCAACCGCAGAAGACGTAGCGGCAACACCTGTAGTTGCGTTATCAACTGTGTTTTCGAGGGCAGTAGTTTTAGCCGACTCTGAAGTTATGGTACCTTCAGCAGAAGTTACGCGAGTAGTAAGTGCGCCGACAGCAGAAGAAGTAGCGCCTACACCTGTAGTTGCGTCATCAACAGTGTTCTCTAATGATACTATGTCCGCTGACTGAGAAGTTATAGTGCCTTCCGCAGAAGTTACGCGAGTAGATAACGATCCCAAAGCAGATGAAGTAGCTGCCACACCTGTATTCACGTTATTAACTGTGTTTTGTAAAGCCGTAGTCTTAGCTGACTCTGAAGTTATAGTACCTTCAGCAGTAGTGACGCGGGTAGTTAGTGCGCCGACAGCAGTAGAAGTAGCAGATACACCAGTAGTACCGTTATCCACCGTGGACTCTAGCGCAGTTATGTCTGCCGATTGCGAAGTTATAGTACCTTCAGCTGTAGTTACGCGGGTAGTAAGTCCACCAAGAGCTGTGGAAGTAGCGCCAACACCTGTGGTACCGTTGTTAACTGTGCTTTCTAACGCTGTAGTTTTCGCCGCTTCTGAAGTTATGGTGCCTTCAGCATTAGTTACGCGGGTTGTAAGTCCACCAAGGGCAGTTGAAGTAGCAGCCACGCCAGTACCAGCATCGTTAACAGTGCTTTGTAGCCCATGTATAGCAGCTGCCGCAGCCGAAGTACTGGAAGCAGATATAGTGTTTAGCTGTGTAATGCTTCCTGAGTTGGCACCAACAACCGCGCCTAAACTAGTATAGTTACCTATTAGCGTCCAGTACGTAGTATTCGTAGGAACATTGCCTGTAGTAGCAGCGATAGCGCGATATAAACTACCGCTGTAAGTAACTTGGTCGTCAATAGCGTAAGTAGTACCAGCAGCGTATGGGTCTATGGTAGCTATGTCGTTAATTTGAGATTGTAATGAAGCAGCAGACGCAGATATAGCCGCCGCCCTTGCCGCCGATTCAGTGTTAAGCGCTGATACTCTAGCTGTCGCTTCTGCTGAAACCGCCGCTGTTCTCGCTGTTGCTTCCGACGCATCCGCCGCCGCCCTAAGAACTGCTTCGTCTGCTATCGCTGCGGCTCTTGCTATAATTTCAGACGCTAACGCAGACGCTCTTGCCGCTGCTTCTTGCGCTACTTTATACGCTACAGAGTTAGTAACAGCAGCGGACGCGTCAATTAAATCAATCCTCGATGTAAGATTAACAGCTAACTCTGAGGTTGTTATAGAGTCGGTTAATAAATCTAACATAAACGCTATGTCAGGCTGGGTGAACCCAAGTACTCCACCTACCGCGTTAAACGGCCCAGCTTGGTCTAGCTGGTTAACATTCCTAGCCCAGTAGTATCTGCCTTTTGCACTTCCAACGCTGTCGCTCCAGACAGAGGCTGTAGTCATTCCCACAGGAACCGCTAAAGAAAGCTCGTTTAGTGTAAGAGGATTAACATAATCAGCATGGTCAGTAGGCATCAATGTGTCGTAGAGTGGTGAGCCCCATATCTCAGTGTAAGAATGCCCCTGATAAACAACGGCATCGTACGTAATTATTATGGTCTCAAACGCACCGCTTGCAGCTAGGTTAGTAATAACGGTAGGCGCGACTACTACGCTACTGCCCGGAGCTGGCAGGACTATGCCTTGGTTGTTTATTAAGTTATAACCGACTAAATCTTTCTTAGTCATTATAGCTGAGTTGCCCTCACCACCAAGCGCATCACGTAAGCGATCAAGGAATACACGTACATCACGAGGTAACGGCGACGTAATGGAAGGTAGCGAATTACTCTTCTTCGGGGGCATCTGACTCATTTATACGCCTGCTAACTCTTGGGGTGAATGCGCTATAGCGGCAGCGAAAACTTCGTTCGTGCCTGTTAATTCTATTTCCCAATCTCTAGCTACCCTAGGAGGTAAACGGAACGGGAATCTATCTGCGACGGTTTGCGTATGTATGAGCGCCCCATCAGCATATATCTTAGCTGTGACTGGGTAAGCCTCTGCTTCCACTTGTGCGCAAGCCAAGCCAAGCGGTTGAGGCAACGTAAACTTCTTAGACTTCCATGTATAATTAAGATTAGACCCCTCGCCCCAAGGACGTACAGCACCAGATAGGTGTAGGTATAACTTATCGTTACGTAGCGACTGATACCCTGCGGAAGCTGTAACAGAACTAAGCGTAAACTGCTTAGAAGTCATGTCAAAAACAAAAGACCCAGACGTAGTTCCGTTGTTATAAAACGCTATGTATTTGTTGTCATGGTGGTATGCATGAACAGAGTCTGGCTTTATAAGCGTTTGCCACTGGTCATACGTATACATATTCTCCGTTATTAGCTGAGAACCGCCGGGGCTAAGCGCTACTAATCCATCAGGGCTACAGTAGAATACAAGGTGAGCAAAGCTAACTATACTTCTCTTAGACGCGCAGGATTGTTCCACATCAGACTTTATAATGTACATAGACTCTGGGTGCGAGCCTTGGATAAGATATGGCGTGCCCTTTGTAAGCACAGCTAGCGTAGTATCCATAACACCAAGCCCAACCACAGGATGATCTATAGTTTGGCGATATATGTCCGGCCACGCGTGAGGAACGTAAGGCTCACAGAAATATATGTCTCTGCCAGAGAAGCCAGACATTACTCCGTTGGGTAGGTTAATTAACCCTGCTAAAGTATCAGGCGGATGTAACCATGTTAACGAAGGTAGTTCCTCGTTCAAAAGCTCGGAGTCTATGTCGTCTACAGTACCATTGCTAATCGCGTCAGATATCTCTACTTCTTTAACGAACAAGAATAAACCCGCAGTTGACCTATATACACGTACGTGAGTAGCTAAGTACCCTGTTGCCTGAAGTAAAAAATTACCTAGCGTGACATCCTGATCGTAATACACGTCAACGGACACAGAGCCCGGAGATGGAGAAGATTCTACACTTCTAGCGCCTGTCTTATTAACGTACGTATATGTGTACACGCGAGTTTCTGGTACTAGGCTCTCTGTAGTAATTTCAGTAACACCAGCGGTAATAACACTAACAACGTGCGTACTGCCCGTGCCTGTAACCGTAGGAACAGCAGTAATAGCTCCGGTCTTCTTATAGGTAAACTTAAACCCAGTGCCAGCATCGTTTGCTGATACAGTAAATAATAAATCATCGTACTCAGTTTCAGCCTGTATAGCGACAACCTGAGCAGCAATAGTAGTGTATGCCGCCTCCACGACTGTTAGAGAAGTAGCGCCATCGCTTACGACTAAGTCAGTAGTCTCCGCAGCTACAGCAGTTGAATCATATATAGCTGCTACGCCAGCTGTACCTGCTGTTCCTAAAGAAGTAACAAGGGTATTATCTGGTGCTTTAAGTCCTAATCTAGCTGGAGAAGCTGTGTAACCCGCTCTTATCTCTTTGGGCGTACCGTCACCTGTGTAAAATGTCCACTCTTCAGTATCGCCGTTTATTTGCCCACGAGCTACATCCACGTCATTATTAAAGCTTAGCCACCCTGCGGTTTCATCCACAGAATCTTGCCCAAACTTATATATAGAAGTTGTAGTTCCCACGACAGTTTTAACAGAAGTGCCTAAATCTTTGACAGGCGTAAGCGAACCTGTGAATACCCCTGCATTATTAGAAGTCTGCGCTTGTTTCTCAGACAGCATACGTGGTGGGGTTTTCGGCGATATACCGCCAAATGCTCGAATTCTTAGTCCAGTCATAGCTAACGCCTTAGATCAATAATCTTTCAATTATAATACAGCGAGAGCCCTTCTACTAGCTTACATTCGGTGTAACGGTAACACGAAGGCATTCACCTGTATTCTTGTGGTATGTTATTGCATGTGCAGCTCGCCACGAAGTGTATCCACCTCTAGCAGAATAAGCGTCACGAGAGCTTAACGTAGGATGTCTTTCCACTATAGCCCCGCCACCTTCAGCCATGTCTTGTTCTGCATGGTGGTAGTGCCCTGTGTGTATATACGTATACGTAGCAGTGCCCCACATGAATCGGTATCTGGGCTCACTGGAAAACAACGCTGGTAAGCTTTTGTTCTTAACTTTGTGTCCGTGGTGAAACCCTATCATAATATCACCATGTAAATAGGCGTAGAAAGGGAAGTCTGTATCGTCAATTGTAACCCGCTCGTTTTTCATAAAGATACGCCCAATAGCTTTACGTATCCACAAACTAGAAGCCATGTCGTGGTTTCCCTCACATACTATCACACGTACAGCCTTATGTTTCTCTAGAAGTAGCTCAACTGCGCCCATAATAAAATCGAGGGACAGGTCAACCAAGTGCGCGAATCTAGTCGAGGCATCTAGAACATGCTTAGACGCAGGCGTGACAGCATCAAGTCCATCCCAATGCATGAAATCGCCCTGTATGTTTAGAATGCCAAGTGCTGAATCAGGAGAACCCCTCATCATTTTATTTACAGCAGCGACTGCTAATTCCGCAGCTATATTATGATCCCACGATTCACCACTTTCTTTAGCGTATGCATACATACCCAAGTGATAATCCGTCAGGGTGTACAGCGTAAGTAATTCTTCGTCTACCTCACCAGTATGTTCTATACGTGGTGCTGGCTTCCACTCATAGCCATCAAGTGCCGCAGCTAATGCTTCTAACTGTTGGGCTTTATCTTGCTCTTGAATATGCCACTGCACACCAATAGAGCCATCCTCTTTATATAGAGTGGACACTCTCTTAGTGGCAAAGCCTGCGGCAGTCTGGTTAGTCATACCAGCTTCCGGGGCAACACCAGCTTTAGCCGCGTGAAACCTTGCTCTGCGTATTCTCTTCTTTAGTGTATCAGTACTTATACCTAGTGCTGTTGCGGCTTTCGCGTTAGTGTTATGTTTTATGTACGCTTCTACAGCGTCCGTCTGCAATTGTGACGTGCAGTGTTCTAGTAAATGATGCATATATTTTCATCTCAATAACACCAGCACATCGCCGGAGTTTTACGGGTGTCAACATGTACAAAAGTTTTAGCCACGCCCACGGACATTCCCATAGCCGAAGCGTGTTTAACAATAGATAGGCGCTGTGCGCCACCAGATACTTTGATATCAGCAGCTATGCCTTGTGCATGCGTGCCGGGAGTACTCTTACGAGCTTCTATGCTGTGAGTCTTACTACGAAAACCGCTAGTAATTATAAAAGGGAATTTGCAGACTTCTCGCAGATGGTCTAGCGCTTTCATAAACTCTAAGTCCATCTCGTTCTCGCCAGTCTCTTGGCAATCAAAATCTGACACTGCAAAATACTTTAAATCGTCCATTACTTTTCTCTCGCTACATTTTTTGTCTTCTCAAACGAACGCATGGCTCCCATGCCAAGCATGCCCATGAGAACTGGAGTAAGGAGGGAAGGATCAACTGTGGGAACTTCAAACCAGATAGAAAGTATCTGAGATATAATTACGTTGTATGCAAGACCTACACCGCACGTCCACCCAACAAACGGTCTCCATCCTCCGATAAACAGAGAGCCTGACTGTGCTTCAGCCTTGTTCAGCTCAATTTGCGCTAACGCATTCTCAGACGCTGCTCTATCGCTCATGGTAGCAATTTCGTGTGCTAGAGCGTTCTTTTGATCTTTATCCTCGATAAATTTATCGAGCAGCCCTGTAACTGGGCCAATTAAAGAGGCGACGATACTCATACTATACCGTTATCAATCAGAAACAACCCGATAATCAGGGGATACATACCCCACAACATCATTTCTGATTTCCTAAACTTTAGAGCGCCTTCGTCGAGATGTTTTTCAATGTTAGTAAATTTGGCATCTATAGATTCCATCCTTACCACGCATTCTCTTTCGTGAGCTTCAAGTTTTAGTAGAGCTTCCCGTACCGTCGCCGCCATGTTAAGCCTCCGGTACTAGTTCAGCTTCTTCGACTTCAGGCTCAGGATTTTCTAGCTTCTGAGCCAACATACCAACAAACGCATCTTTACCTACAGATAGTTGATCTAAATTAAACTTAGTGCTTTCTATTTTTCTTTGTAGATCGTCACAGTGTCGTAAAATCATCTTACATTCATCGGTCATATCTTCTACTATGTATTCTATATCGTTGACTGTTACGGGAGTTGTTTTTTTCTCGCCCATATCAAATCTCCTTTTAATTAACTTTCAATAGTATATACGAGTAACTTAGCAGCTTTCCCTTTTGCCTCTATAGGAGGTAACTCTTCCAGACTACTACTCGCACGTTGTTTTGTGCTTATGCCAATTAAGACATCAACACCTGCGGCTTTAGTACCCGACTCAAGCCTAGCAGCAATATTAACAGCATCGCCGATTGCTGTATAGTCAAAGCGTTTTTCTGACCCCATGTTCCCAATAATAGCATAACCGCTGTTAATGCCAATACCAATCTGAATAGGTGGTAGCCCCTTAGCCTCAAACTCGACGTTTAAGGTGGCCATATTTACCTGTATCTGCTTAGCGCAAGCTATAGCTAGGTCTTCGTGGTTTTCAAGGTCTAAGGGGGCACCAAATATAGCCATCATAGCGTCACCTATATACTTATCGACCATCCCGTCATACTGCGCCACAGCTGATTGTTGGGCAGTTAACGCTCTGTTCATTATGTAAGTAACTTCTTCTGGGGTAACACGTTCAGATAACGCCGTAAAACCTCTTACATCTGTGAATAAAAACGTGCAGTAACGCTTCTCTCCACCAAGTTTTAACAGCTCAGGATTTTCTTGTAGTCGCTTAACTTGCCGGGGGTCTAAATAATGCTCAAACTGCTTTTTTATCTGCTGTCGTAACTTATACTGCTCCTTGTAGCTAAGGTAAAAAGTTGCGGAAGCTACGACAAACTGGGAGATCATTGTCCACGTAACATCAATAAGAAAACCTCTGTGTATAAGAGCTAACCCTAACGCGCCCATAGCTGTAATAATGGCCACAGCCAGCGTGAGCCCTGCGTATATACCCAAGTAATTAATAGCTAAAAATACCAGCAGCACACCAACTACAAAGTTAAGAATCTCATACAGCTGTGCTTCGTTTGGTATCGTGGGCATACGCTTATTAGAAGCATGTATGATGGTCTCCGCTAAGGCCGCTTGTATCTCGTGGGGGTATAACAGCCCTGCTGGGGTGGCTACTTGTGGAAGTATGCCCTTAGCCGTAGTTCCGACAATAACTACTTTACCTTCTACATCCATCTTATCTAGCGAGGTACTGTTAGTTTTAACCCAGTTGACCCAAACCCTGCCATTAGTGTCTGTGGGTATGGCATTCATTTGTTTAACCCTAACCTCTTGAATACCATACTGATTAGTCTTTA